TTTCTGTACCACGAGCTTTAACTTCTAAGTCACCTTTAATTTCTGGGTCAAAGTTAAACTGCATATTAAAACTAAAGAAAGCCTTACCAAGTGGGGCTAATAAATAGTCATCAATATTCTTTATTACATTCCTAATACTACCATTAGCAGCAGACATAAGCATAGAAATACCAGAAGCAGTACGACCCACGCCACTAACGCCTGTCTGACCATGAGCAAAAGATGGGAAGCCAGTTGATTCATCTGCTAATACCCTTGCTTTATCAAACATCTGCATATTTTCTGCAGACACATTTGGGAACTTAGTACCAAAGATTGCTTGTCCTGGTGCTCCCCCTTGTCTCCTAAATACTTTACCTGGATACACAGAAAGATCTTGTCCTGGTACTAAATTTGTTTCGTCTATCTCAATAAGTAAATTACCCGATAGTGCAGCATTATCTACCGCCATCCTCATAAACCCATTCATAAGAGTCTGTGTATCATCCATATTTTCCCCTATACCTACCCCAAAGATACTATAAGGATTCATTTCGTATGGTGCAGCAAAATAAGGTATATATGCAGGTGTAAACGGATTCATAACAAGACGTAGCACCTGACCATTACAAATCCAAGCATTTATACTTACTTGATCAGAATCTTGTAATTCCTCTGGTATCTCAACATCTTGTCCCTCTAGAGTCTCTGTGTCTATAAAACCCCAAAACTCTAAAACTTCAAACCTTTCAACACTATATTCTTCTGCATCATCCTCCATAATGTGTTCCCACCATTCTTTTTGATAGGACTCACCTAAGTTAAGTGCATTGTCTATTGCGTTAGAACGAAAGTAGGGACGATTTTTTAAACCACGTAGCTGAGAGCGAGACATCTTATGACGCTCTATGATATACTCTGCCTCTTCCATTGTTGCTGCATCAGGATCAGGATAGAAGTTCCAGATAGAAACACTAGAAGTTTGTGGTATAGTTTTAAATACTGGAGAATACTCACCGTCATCATTCCAATTAGGGTATTCTTTATCTATAGCAAATGGACCCTTCATAATCCCTGTGCCAAACAAAGCTGTTTCAAAAGCAGCAGCACGTAAATGTTTCTTTGCGTAGGACTCTTCTAGCTGGTCATGTATTCTTTTTTCCATTTTCTTAGCTGCAATTTCTGCAGGATGAGTTTGAATAGTTGTAGGTGTTGAGCTTGGGTCTTCTTTTAATATATCTAAAACAGGCTCTAACTTATCCTCTAAACCTGCAAGTCTTTCTACAAACTGTGGGAAAGTTTCACCAGGAAGAAGATCTTTGCTTTCTTGTTTTTCTACTGCCTCTCTTATTTGTGGATTTGTTTCAAAGCCAACTGTCTCAGCAACTCCCTCTGGTAAAGTTGTTGGATCTATTGAGATAGGAAATCTTTGTCCACCAAAAAGAACTTCTGCTATCTGACCATAAGCAGCTAACACTTTTGTCTTAGTAACCTTTACAAATATTTTAGATTTCTCTGTAGATGTAAATTGTACATCTGGGCCATACAAACCCCTATAATTTCTGTAAGCCTGTATCCATCTCTCTTCGTCTAATCGTCTAGAAGTTTCAGCCTTGTAATATTTTCCCTTTACAAAACTAACTATTTGTCCTGCTGCTGGATCAGAATATCCATCTTCCTCTACATCATCAATACTAGAGGTTTCCTCTCTGTCCATTAACATTTCTTCAAGTTCTTCTTCCATTTATTTTTCTCCACTGTCTTTATGAATACAGTCTAACTGGATTGTATAATTTTTATTTTCTATATAAGATTCCCAAGCATTAGAGTTTATTATTCTTTCACATTGTTTTAAAGTAAAAGGTTCTTGCATTACATATTGATTGCCAATGTAATTCCACTCAGTTCCATTAAAACTCCACATACTAATAACAACTAAAAAAGTTTTCATTTAATATCCAAACTTTGTATCTGCCATTTGAAAACCTGAACCCTGTGCTACAGGATCAAAATCAAATAGATTACTTCTAGGTCTTGTCATTACTCCATAACGTAAAGCATCGTACAAGTGATCTTCTGCATTTGTATCTACATCTTCTGGATTATTTTTATCAAGAGGTATGGCAGGTAATTGAGATATGGTATTAACGCAACTATTAAAAAATACCAATCTAGGCTCCTCTGTAAACTCATCTACTTGTAATCTCCTGTGTATTTCATTTTTACCTGCTACACGAGATCCTCTTGATCTATCAGATGGCCTCCACCTACAACCTTTCATAATCATTTGTTCAGCAAGACTAGGACCAGTATCTCCTCTATTGTGCCATAAAGAAGAGTCTAAAACACCGTATCGTATTTTATCTTCTCCTTCTGCCTCTAAAATCATATCTGCTAAATTATCAGCAGTTACTTTAGAAACATACAACTCTCTATATACAACTAGTTGCTCTGCAGGTGTTACAGCAAACCACACCACTCCTGTATGAGAGCCATATCCATAGTCACAAGCTCTAAATCTAGTCCAACTATTAGGGATATCGTAAGGGTCTACCACATGAATCTTACGGTTAAATTCAGGGAAGGCGGCTCCCTCGTTAATATCCCAATCTCCTTCAAGTAGCTGTCTACGTTGGTGCTCAGGCAGAGATAAAAGATTAGCTTCGTACAGACCATCATCAGCAAGATACGGATTATCAAAAAGTGTTGCAGGGATAAACTTACGTTTAAATAAAGGCTCACCCTCTTTACTATGACCTTTAGGCCAAGTTATAATTTGTCCACTGTCTATATCAGTAGCCCAAAAAGATTTATTATGTTCTGCAGGATCAACAAAAGTTTTCTTTACCCACTGATGCCCTGGTCCTCCTGGGTTGCTTGTTGCCCTCATATACAAAGGCAACCCACTATCTCTAGTTGTACGTAACCTACTTCGCATAAAATTCCACGGATAAGGAGTAGGCCACTGTGTAAGTTCATCAAACCCTATCCAATTAAATGCCTGTCCTTGATATCTCATTACATCATCATCACGATCAAGATAAGACATCCACAACGTTGCACCAGAAGGAGCCACCCAAGTTTTATCACGTTCCATAAACTTTATACCAGGAATAGCTTTTGGGTAAAGTTGTTTAGATACTGAAATAAGTTCTCTTAGTTCTTCTGTACTACGTCTAACAAGTAGCATACTAGCATGAGGATTATCAAAATATCTAACAGGATCAGCAACTAAGCTGTAGCTCTTCCCGCCACCGGCCGAACCTCCATAAAGCACCTCTTGTTCTGTAGCAGCAAGAAAAGCTGTCTGTGGACCAGGATTAGGTTTAAATATAACCTCTCTAGGTCTTTCTTGTATATCCTCAGCTAATACTTGAGGCTTCTCCGTTTCCTTGGGAGATGATCCTACCTTCAAGTTTTTGCGCTTTCTCAAGAGCTTCTTTGTATCGCTTGGCAAGGTAGCGTTGATTTGAAGCTGCTGTCTTACGTTTTTGCTCAATCTTTACCCTCTTCATTAGACCCACATGAGATATTTTTCTGCCAGATTGTGTGCTTAACCAATTTGCTACATCACGGTAGCTATACTGCCTTAAATATTTCTTAGCCTTTTCATAAAGTTCTAATTCTTCTTCAATAGGTAAGAGTATATCTTTATCTTCAGGATCTTGTTTATATCCAAAAGGTATGTGTCTGCCTATTCTGACTACGGGGTGCCAAATATAACCATCATCTGTTTTATCTGGTACTGGAAGTTTCCACTGTTTATTAATCTTCATTTTCTTTTGGGGGTAAAATAAACAAAGGACTATCAGCTTTTACTTCTACCTTTTCTGTTTTAACAAAGCCAGCCCTATCTAATAAATCTTTTGCTGCTGCCATCTTTTCTTTATTACCTAACTCTGTAGGATTATTAAGGATCTCCATCATAGACCAAGCAGCTTGTGGTCCACGAGTTGCAAGAAACTTTTTAGTAAGCTCTGCAACTTCCTCCTGCAAAGAGTTTAAAATAACACTAGAAGAAATACCTGGAGCATAGCCAGCAAGTTTTACTGCTCTTGCTGGACTTCCTCGTGCCTCTTCAAAAAGCACATCTAAAAACATCTGTTGTTTTTCTGTAAGATTACGAGCCATATTATTTCCTATGCTACTACAAAGTCTATGTTTTCACCCTGTCTTTGTTGTGGATATACTTTACCCATATTCTGAGGATGGTACGTATAGGCATCTGTATATTTATACTTTTGTATTTTTTTATCTATTGCTCTAGCAGTTTCTTCTACTTTTTTAACTGAATAGTCAACCAATCCTTTATCAAAAGGTTGTAAAGGTAAAGGCATATAATCAAGAAGTCCAAGACTTACACTCATCCTATTTTACCTTTCTGTAGGCTCTGGTTTTCTTTGCAATTTTTTTAGGCTGAGGTACATGCTGCTTACCTGCCTTAGTGCCTTTTCTTTTAGCTCTGGTTGTAGCGGCATATTCAGCATCGCTAAGAGACTTAATAGCCTTAGCAGGTAAATACCGCTCACCAGTTTTAGCACTAGGCTTACCACTCTTTGTCCGCCACTTTTGTTTTGTCCATGCCTTTAGGCTT